GACCGCCAAGAGTCAGCGTGTTGATGGGGAACGCCACCGCTACCGTGGTTGCCCGCGTGTCGCCCTGATCGAACAGCGATAGCGTGGGGTTGACCTGCCCATCCACCCAGGTCTCGTCATCGGTTACGGACTGGGCGCGCTTGGACTTGGTGAACGGGACGGGCTGAACCACTACCGGATGATTCATTTCATGGAAGCCTGAGCTTCCGGTTGAAGCCCGCATGGCAGCAACGGCATCGTCCTGCTGTAGACCATCACGGTTGTTCTGCCAGCGGTAGCCGATGGGCTGCGTAGTCAGGTTGTAGCACTCGTCGCCTGCGGGTCCGCCTGTTCCCTTTGCCCATTTGCTGCTGACTGTTCCAGCGCAACCTTCAGCATCGGCGGAAGCGCCTTGCCCCGGCGTTCGGCGCGGCGAAGAATCCCGCTGCACGCTTTCGCGCTCAAAGAGAACCTGGGCAGCACGCCCCCAATCTCCAAGACATCCGACAACGAAGACACGTCGCCTGCGCTGCGGGACGGCGCGGGGATGCCCGTGTGTTCGCACCCATTGAGCGTCCAAGACCCTGTAGGCCCACCCATACCCCAGTTCCCCCAGCGCCCCGAGAAAGGAACCAAAATCCCGTCCTCCGTTGCTTGACAAAACACCGGGGACATTTTCCCACACAACCCATCGAGGCCGTAAACGTGCAGCGATTGCAAGGTAGGTAAGCATGAGGTTTCCGCGTGGATCTTTGAGTCCTTGTCGGAGTCCCGCAACACTAAATGACTGGCATGGTGTTCCGGCCACGAGAAGGTCAATTGATCCGGGTTGAAGGGGCCATTGCTCATGCTTCGTCATGTCTCCGAAATTGGGGACGCTGGGGTAGTGATGCGCGAGTACCGCGCTTGGGAATGGTTCGATCTCGCTGAAGCCAACCGGGGTCCAACCCAGGCCATGCCACGCAACCGATGCAGCCTCAATGCCAGAGCAGACCGATAGGTACTTGATGGTCATTGTTGTCTCGTATTAGTAAGCGTTGCGAGATCGTTACATTGTCTCGGTGATATCAGGCCATGCAAGGGTCAGAACGGGATTTCCTCTACTTCTCCCTTGTCCGTAGCAGGATCAAACATCGCACACTCGCTCATGCGTCCCGTCTCCTTGTCGTACTCGAGAGCAAGACACGTTCCCGTCTCGCCGGTGTAACGGCACTTGAGAACACGGACGCGAGTCTGGTTTCGGTTCTCGCCCTGCTGATTTCGCTCAAGAGCGATGACGGCATCAGAGAGCTGCGCGATGCCCTGGCTTGACCGAAGGTGACTCAAGCTCACTTCCCCGCCCTCCTCATGGCTCCGTCCGTCCACGCGCTTCAGGTGGCAGACCATGAACAGAGTGATCTGGGTTTCCTCAACGAGCGTCCTGAGCTTGGTGACCAGGGAGTCAAGCATCCTGCGCTCGTCGCCTTGGCCATCGTTCAGCCCGCTGACTGCGATGGATATGTGGTCAAGTACCACGGCCTTACACCCAAGGCCCTTGCCCATGTAGCGGATACGGTCAAGGAGGTTCTGCCCCTCGGTGGACCCGAAGTGGTCATAGAGGAACACGCGGTTGGACCCGAACACACGCTCAAAGGACTCGCGGAGTTCCGCCTTGTTTGCCCCAAGATGAAGCCGGCGGTTTGCCTCCAGGCTCATCAGGCCGATGGCGGTTCGCGCTACAGATTCCTCAAGGGCGATGTAGCCAACAGGAACGTCTCGCTTGATGAGGTGGTAGGCAAGCTCACGGCAGAACTGACTCTTACCGACTCCGGTTCCTGCGGTAACCGTAACCAATTCCCCAGGACGGATGCCGTGAAGCATCTGCGTCAGGGGCTCCCAGGGGTAGGCGATACCCGGAGAGGCGTCGAAAGACTCAATTCGCTCCCAGATATCCGTGGCCGCAACGATGCCGTCAGGGCGGTAGGCCGGCGCATTCCACATTGCGTTGACAAGATCCTTCGACTTGCCGTTCCTCATGCAGTCGTTGGCGTCCTTCAAGGGAAGCTGGGCGATGAATGCTTTCCCCGGGCTAACAACCCGAGCACACTCCTTTGCCGCCTTCTGCCCGGGTTCGTCCATGTCGAACGCAAAGACAACGCGGTCGAAACCTTCAAGGAAGTCAAGGGATTTTGCAACGGCCTTGGCCGCAGACTGCGCCCCGTTGGGGACGCTCACGACAGGCCACTTGTGCTCCTGGATCTGACTCAGGCTCATGGCGTCAATCTCGCCCTCAGTCACCACGACCATCCGGCCTTGACCGGAGAAGCGGTGCTGACCGAACAGGACCATCTTTGAGGAATCGCCGAGGATCCGGAACTGCTTGTCGGCGGTACGAAGCTTCTGGGCGATGATCTCCCCGGACGAATCCCGGTAATGCGCCACCTGCACGGCCTGACCGTGGTGCTCCCCTACCCCGTACTGCCAAAGCCGGCAGGTCTCCTCGGTGAGTCCACGCTTGTCCAGCGAAACGTATTCAACCTCGATCATTCCTGGGATCCTCCGTACCGTTTCCGGTTCAACCGTCACCCCATCACCACGTTCACGGTGGTTGCATCCGAAGCACCACGCATGGCCATCTGAGTACCGAGCAAGGTTGTTGCGAGAGCCGCATGACGGACAGGGCTCATGCCGAAGGAACGTGGAGTCGCTCATGGAAGCACCACGGCAAAGCGGTCACCTTCGGCCCACACGGCATTCACAACGGAGCCAAGATGTTTCAGGAGAACAAGGGCATCCGAGCGGTCAACGGGCAACCACTTCTCATCAACCCGTGATCCACAACCGCGCTTCCCTGCGCGGACCCGGCGGATGGTGACGCCGGCGTCGTAGGGATGATCCAACTCCTTCAGGTAGAAGGAGACCGTGATGAGCTGTCCTTGCCCATCGTATTTGATAGCCATTACGCCTCCAGCGCGTAGCAACGCGAGGACATCGTCTTCTTCGGCGGCAGCAGATCGGTCATAAACGTAGTCACCAACTGCCGGTCGATGAAGGACGCCAGGTGCCGTGCATCATCCTTGCTCAGGGTGAACATGACATCTCCGCACGTAATCCGGAGTTCACCATCGACAACGCTAAACGTGGGCTTGGAGGAATCGTCAGGAACCAGGCTCGGATTTGTCTTCAGCTTGTAGGTCATTCAATGCTCCAATGAAACTCATGGCATCCTTGAGACGAACCATCAACAGCCATTCGTCTCGGTCCCGGCGCATGAGGACAGCCGGAACCTTGTCTCTGCAATCACGCAACGCCTGCTCGAGGAAGTCATAAACAGCAAGTGACTTCCGGAGCTTCACCTCAAAGTGGATATTCCCAGTACCGCCAAGATCCGCGGAGAGGGAGCCTGACGACTGCGCTGCCCTGTACGCGCCTCGAACACCGAGGTACTCACGTACGGCATCGCGGGCATCACGTTCGCCACGCTTCCCTCTCTCGCGGTTGTTCATTCCTTACCCTTCTCAGGAACAGCGATCCCTGCGGTGTGGTTTGGGTAGACCGTGAACTGGGCATCGGTCATAAACCTGATCTGCCCGTCTGAGCAACAGACCACCGCATAGATGGCGTTTGAGTACCAACCTGTATCAGTCACGTACAGAAGCCACCCGTCACCAAGCGGAGTCTTCACCGGAATGAACTGGCGGAACTCATGGATCATTAGTCAGTACAAGCACCGCAAGCGATGCCCTCCGTATCCGGCCCCTGGAACAACACTCCCTGAATCGACACCTGCTGGACGAGCTGCTTGTACGTCGGGATGTCCTTACGGAACTTGGCCCCAATCTTGTCTTCCATCGCAATCCACCACGCCATCCGCTCCGGGTCCTGTGCAATTAGCCGCTCCAGAGTCTTCCTGCTCTTCAGGAAGCAACCAAAGCAATTGCCAGCGGAGTTGTCACCGGACGGGAACGCGAGGTCGAATGGGGCGCTCTTCCAGAACGCATTGACGTCATCTACGGTTACTCCAGCACGGGCCAGCGGGCAGACCTTGATCTCGTCCCCGTGATCCTTGATCTTTGCCACCCGGCGTGGTTCATCAGCACGGATCCCAACGGCAGTAGTCCAGGCATCCCACCCAAGGACTGAAGTCGCATACCGACGAACGGCAAGCACCTTCATCTCGCTGGTACAGAACCGAGTGATGGGATTGGGTAGGTATTTCCGCTTCTCAATCAACCGAGCAAACACCGAACCGTCGCGGTCAGCGGTCGTGGAATCCACTACCTTCACGAACGGCTTCTCGGGAACCCACTCAACCCACACCACGGAACAGTTCCATGATCGAGACACTTGGTCAACGAAGTCGTAGGTAGCGGGATGCTCACGGCCTGTGTTGCAGAAGACAACCTTGACGTCTTCTGGGAGAGTTCCGCCATGAGCATCTAATACCTGGCGAAGCATGTATCCGCTCGTTCGTCCACCGCTGAACGAGATGATTGCTGGGCCTTGAATCAAGAACTGATTCATCAGAAGTCCTGGGCCCGCTTGGGTTCTGCCTTGCTGACCGGCTTCGCGTCGTCCTCAAAGTTGTCAAAGGACTCCGCCACGTAGCCGGTCGCCTCGGCACCGAAGCCGAAGTCCTCGGCGCGACCGCCAGAGGGCTCCCGCAGCTCAATGATCTGCACCCCACGCAGGCGGAGGCTGATGCCGGCCCCGGTTGCGGGGACGTTGTACGGGGCGATCTCAATGGAGACACGCGCCCGAGTACCGCTGCCCACCCGCATCCCGTCGGTGACAAGCTTCTGACCCTTGGAGTCGAACAGAGCGGGACGCTGCTGCCACGACTTGCCCGTCTTCGTCTCCACGCGGGCGGGCAGCTTTGCCTTCACGACCAGGTTGTTGCTGTCGTCACGCTCAAAGGGAACCGAGGTGTTCACCTTGATCTTCTTCCCGCCGCTCTTTGCCTTCTCCTCCTCGATGGCAGAGAGGCGGGCGTTCTCAAGGACCTCTTCAAACTTGTCTGCCGCATCACCGGCGGGGATGACGATGTTCGTCTTGAACATCCCCTCCGGGTTAAATCGGGTGTCCGCCTCAATGAGAGACGGGTACTGGAGGGTTCCGACCGGAGTGGTCACGTTCTGATTTGCCTTACGCATACGTTGCTCCTTCCTTGGATTGCTTTAGTGTAACGATGTAGTGACAGTATGCTAGTGGTGACACCAATTACGAGAAGAAATACCGAGATTCACGGATGACATTGATGTCAAGGTTCCCGTACTCAGGGGGTGGGGGCAGCACAACACCCTTCGGGAGCTGCGCTTCAATCTGCCGCACCCAATCCCGCAGCGGGTCACCAGAGAAGGTGGTGATCCACGCCTCACGGAGTTCCTTGGCAAGCTGCGGGTGGAATGCGGCGTGACAGAGGTACGAGTCATGGACGAACGCCATGTCCGGGATGTTTGCCTTGTGCAACCGCCTTGCGGTTTCCCGCGCTGCGGTTGCGTCAAGGCTGTGCACCAGGTTCGGGACAAGACCGGCGGAGTGCTTCCTGCGGTTGATCCTTGCGGTTTCCTTCCGGATCTGCCAGATGTGGGCTTCCTTGCCCAAGGTTGTCCGGACCCGGCTCGGTTCGTAGGAGAAGTAGGACTGCTGGACGGTGAAGCCGTCGGGCGTCACCCAAACCGGGTGAATCCCCTGGTTGGTGATGATGCTTCCCGCGGCCCGCGCCCAAGCAAGGAACTGGGTCCCCTTCACCACGATTTCCTGGATCGACGGCCATACCTTCTTGATGAGGAACCCGCAGGGAATTGACGGATCACTCCACGGCCCATCCCGGTGGTACTCCATGTACGCCTCCTTGAGGTACATCATGGCTGACCGCATCGAGATGCTGTACGGCAGGCACATGACGGGCCGCTTCACCATGCTGCGGCTCACCCCAATCTTCTTCCAACCTTCGGCGTACGACTCGCCTCGAGCGACCGCCTCTTCGATGCGCTGCATGGTGCGGTCCGCGACCATCTGGTAGATGTCGTTCGGTTTGGATGACGGGATCAGGTTGACGGCAGCAGCACCCACCTCGTCACGGAGCAGGAGCGAGAGGACTTGGATCCCGTTGCAGCTCCCGTCCACGGCAACCATGAGATGAGATGGCTTGCCGGCACGGACGTTGCGAACGTCAAGACACCAGGCAAGGTAGGAGAACGGCTCGTCGGCCTTGCCCCACAAGGAGATCGTGCCAGCGGGATCCTTGGCAATGGCCTCCGCCTCTCCGCTACGGATGATGGCGGACATGGCGTTGGCCCGTTCCTCAAGCGTCCCCTTCTTCCCCAGCACCGCAGCACCGTGGCGAAGCCAAGAGTGCATGGCTTCGGAATTGTGGGGAACTACGTGACCGAGTCCGAACTCAATCAGACCACGCTGAAGGTCACTCCCTTGGTGGGAAAGCCCGGTTGCTTGACAGTAGAACCGTCCACGGAAGTCAAGGGCAGCGGCATGGAAGAACCGGAGGTCCTGCTCCTCCGCAAAGCGACGGGCCAGGCTGATGGTCTGCGAGACCGTGATCCGGCGGCTGTTGATCCTGCGGTTGAACTCGGCAACGCGGGAGCAATCCAAGAAGAACAGGCGCACCGTGCGGTACTGCTCCTCGGTCCTGCACTTGTATTCCAGTTGGAGTTCCGGAGGGGCGACCGGAAGCACCCGCTCTTCGTGAACATCAAGATCGCCAATGGAGATACGGTCCTCAAAGACCTTCAAGGCAACGTCAAGTACTTCCTTGTTCACCCGGAACGGGGTGTGCTGGATGATGTTGATGGCGTCATACACAAGCGGCATCGCCTCCTTGGTATGGGAAGCCTTGGCTACCTTGGTTGCCCCGCGCACCAACGGATCGCCAAACCCCTGCTCGTAGCCACCGTTGTCCGGGTCCACCCACTTGCGCGGGGGCACAACCATCGGGAGCTTGATGGGGTACAGCGCCTCCGACTTCTTCATCGACTTGTGGATGTACTCCCAGGCATCCTTGGTGAGGACCAAGGTGGACACCGACATTCGCCGAGTCTTCTGGTAAACGATCCGCTCGAGGAGACCCGTGGTTTCGATGGCCACCATTGCCAGCACATAGCCGGCCTTGATGGCTTCCTCGTCGCTCCAGGCGTACTTCTCCACGATCTCCGGATTCGTGTGCTTCAGCATCTTCTTGAAGTTCTTGAGGCAGTTCTTGTACCCCCGCCCGGCGGTGTAGAGCTTGAAGCGGTCGAACCGGCGCTCGTCCACCTCCTTGAGCATGGACGCCATTGCCTCATGCTGGACTACCCGGGCGGTCTCAATGCATCCCCGGGTAAACGTCTTGCCCTTGGCCGACCCGTCTAGGAGGGACTGAAACGCAAGCATCGCCATGACCTTCGGGTCCATGTCAAGCTGCCGAAGCAGGACAGCCCCGACCCCCTTATCGGTCTCCATCGCGTCCTTCAAGCGGATCGACATGGGCAGGATGGCCGACTCCACCATCCGGCTTCCCCAGTTGGTGGACGATTCCGCTCCCGCATCCATCGCCCGACGGACCGACTTGTAGTACCGCTTGCGTCCCCGCTCGAACCCCTCTTGATCGAGCTCATGCTGGCTAATGCCGCGTCCCATGCGTCCACCTTTCTTGGCCGATCCTTGGCCAAAGTGTGTCAGTCACTCATCCCCTGCCCCACGCCGTGACACAAGGTTGTGTCAGAATGATGCAGCGTTTCTCATACAGTTCCCAGATCGAAACAGGCACAACGTCGTGATTTCCCAACAAGAATGGGCGTATTGTCCATTCCGATGCGTGAGTTCGCATATCGAAACAGTTATGACATCGGAACCTAAATCTGATGCGTCTGCCAATTTCGCCACGCCCGCATGTAAGATGGGTGTATTATTAGTCACGATGCCTCTGACTGTGGCAGTTTGCCACAGATTGTGGCACGACTTTCGCACAAGAGTTTTTCTCTTGTGCAGGCGTCAATCTTTGCCACAACGTCCGATAGTGAATCGGGTGCCAGGTGGGCGTAGATCATCGTCGTAGCGATGCTCTTGTGGCCCATCCATTGACGCACCCGCATGATGTCCACCCCCATCATCACCAACCGCGAGGCGCAGGTATGGCGAAGGGAATGGAAGACGACCGCATCGTCGGTGATGCCAGCAGCCACGATAGCCCGCTTGAACCGCCGGCTCGTCTCAAACCGATCCATGCCGGCAAAGGGACCCGCCTTGTCCCTGGGGATCCCAGCGATCACCCCACGGGACCGGGAAGAAAGGGGAATAGTCCGGGGACTCCCGTTCTTGGACTTCTCAACGGTCACGAAGTCATTGCGGACGCTCCGCCACCGAAGGTTGAGAAGCTCGGAAAGACGGAGCCCAGTATCGGCAGCAACGACTGCCAGGCCCCACTCGCGGGTGCCCTTGAGTTGAGAAAGGATCGTTTCCTCTTCCTCATGCGTGAGATACCGGCGCTCCCTACGGGCTTCCTTGCCCATCGGGATCTTCGGCTTCTCCCGGATCCACCCGAGGTTGACCGCCGTCCCGAGCATGGTGCTCAACGCAGCAAGACGCCGGTTCACCGTGGACTGCGAGAGTGCCTTGGTGCGGAGGGTGCCAACCCACGACGAGATTGTGGAGAACCCAATGTCGGAGACATCGGTATCCGGACCGAGCTCACGGACCACCGTGTTCCCCAAGATGGTCATGGCATCGCTCCAGCAAGCCGACCATCTCGTCTCATGCGTGATCCGATATAGCTCCATGAGGGTCTTGCCGCCAGTCCCCGTGGAATCCCCACGGGTCGGCACGGAGACGCCCTTGACCATCGCAAGCTCTGCCTCTGCCGCCCAGACACGGGCTTCCTGCTCCGTCTTGAACGAGTAGCGGGTGCGCTTCCCGTCCTGGATCACCGAAGCCTGCCATGAACTGCCCCGCTTGGTGATCTTCATACAGTCACTTCCTTTCGAGAGCAGCCTGCACCTGTTCGTACATCGTCTTGCCCTTGGCCGTGAGCGTGAGATCCAGGTGACTCCGGTTCTCCGCATTCTCCGCCGCACGAATCAACCCGTGCCCCGCCCGCTTGTCCACCGTTGTCTTGATGACATGGTGAGACAGATAGACATGGATCCGGCTGATGGTCGCCCGGGATACCCCGAACATCGGACCGAGGTCCGCCATCGGACACGGCTTCGGGTGCCTGGAGGCAATCTCGAGGAAGACCGCCGCATAGAGCAGCTGCATCTCCGGATCCACCGTCCGGAGAATCTTGAAGGCATCCATCATCCGCGAGACAGGCGTTCTCATGGAAACGGTTGTACCAACGTGATGGACGAATGTCAATGAAGAAGTCCCACCGCCTACCGAAGTTCAGGTAATAAACCCCGGCTTTGGCTGTCTCAAAATCGAAATGTATCCACTTTAGTGACACAGAGGAGATAAGCAAACGCATCAGTAGACCTCGGCAATAATCCGGCTTCCGGAAAAACCAACGGTTACCCGGACACACGCCTCGCAAACCAACAGCGAGACACGCGATAGGCCGGGACGCCCCAGGGAACTGACGACTTCTTCCCAGGAATTACCTAACACCCTGCGGAGACAGACAGCATCGAGAACCACCCGCTTCGATTCCGGATTACGCAGAAGCTCCCGGATAACGGCTCTCTCAAGCCGCCGCTCGGCGGAAGAATAGCGAAGCGTTGAACGAACGCAAGGGGATTTCAGGAGACCATCGGAGAGATTCTGGAGATCCGGGTCAATCCCATAATCACGCGCCAGGAAAGCCTTCATAGCCCACCCTCCCGGCATTCAAACTCGGAAACCTGCAACTGGAGCCGGCGCGTCCGCTCCTTGGCGGAAGCCAGCTCGGCACTCAATTCGGTAATGACATCAGCGGCCTTGGTCAACATCAGACTCTCCGGGTAACAGTCCATGCCCCGGGCTTCTGCTGCTGCTCTCGCCTTCAAGTACTCAACGACTACCTGGACGGAAGTCCTGTTCAGCATCCTTGCCTTCTTTCTGAAGCCTCATCAGCTCCGCGTTGACTGCTCTCAGCGCGATTCCCTGCGCTTCGACCTGCAATTCCAGTTCCGCGATCCTTGCCTTCAGGACCGCACGGCCTACGTAAACGCCTTCCTCAGTCATCTAGAGGGAAGTGTCCTCATTTCGGAACACTTGTCAATGGGAAATCCTGAAAGTTTTTCCGGATCCGGAAACGGACGGGAATTGATGAAAACCCCCTCGACCCGGAGCGTAATTCCAGGGAGGGGGCGAAAGTAGGCAGATGGAATCCTACTGGCGGTATACGACCATGCTAGGGGTAGGTGCGCTTTCTATTCACAATCCACCCCAGGATGCCACCGGCAACCAGGAGCAGAATGGGAATGGCGCAGTATGCCAGGGCAAGGAACACGGGGATCATTCTATACCGTTTATCTTTCAATACGGGAATTCTGCCCATCATCAGCTAGTGGAATCACGCTCCACTGGGACGGCGCCGGGAAACCCCGGGCCGTTTCGGGCGGCGGTTACTTGCCAGCGCGGCGCTTGCGCGTTTCAGTCTCTTCGATAATGGCGCGGGCATTCGCCGTACGGCGGAGCGCCTCGGCCCTATCGTCGCGTCCCTTTGCAAACGCGAGCGGCATAAGCAGACCAACCGCATCGCACGGCGCCTCTTCCCCAGGAATGACTACCAACGGATTCTTCCCCTCACGGTCCGCCACAATCGTCACGGAATTGGCGCTCCCCAGCGCCTCTGCCAAGCGGGCCAGGAGCTCGGGATTCAACGTAACGACCACCGTATCCTTGAGCTTCGCGGCATTCGGGAGAACATCGGCCATCGGCGGGAACGTTTCCATGTCCGAAAGAGGGAAAGAGGCTCCGCCGGGAATAGACGCCGTTCCATTCATATGAACCACCGGAACGGGGCCCTTTGCGCGCCTCTTCAAAGCCTTCAACGCAGCCGCGGGAATCAAGCGAATTGCATCGGCATCGGCACCACGGTCTTTCGGATCATGGGTAAGGAAAGGGACATACGCGGCCATACGGCCATCGGTAGCGGCCAGGAGACACTTCGATTCCGCCGTGACGTACGCCGCGGCGTCCTGGAAAGAGAATCGGCGACCGGCATCGGGCGCACAAGCCTTATGAATCGGGGTGGCGACCGGAATAAAGACGGTGGAGTGAGTGAGAGACATTCGATTTCCTACTTTCAATCCTGGGAATTCTGCCCATCGTCAGTAGCCCGAATTACGCTCGGGCTAGACCGGCACTAGGCCGGTTTCGGGCGGCGGTCAATCCATGTAGATCCCTTCCCCACGTGCAGCATCCTCCAACGATTCGGAAACCCAGACAACGGCGCCGGTCAACCAGGAACGCTCGGCATCCGTCAGCAGGGAAACGGAATCCCCGTCGGTGAGCTCCTGGCATTCCGAAATGATCCGGTACGCGGACACGCGGGACGTTCGCCAGGATCCAGCGTCAACCAATCGGACGATGCGGGAAATGGAATCGGAAACGGTGTAGGTGGTGCGGCGCATAGTTGTTCCTATTTGGGGAGTGTATCGACATCGAGACGGTTAGTCCCGCAAAGATTCCGCCGCATGGGCAACGGTTTCCAGGGCGTACCAAGCAAGCCCGTTTAGCACCGTGTCGCATTCGTCCTGGTCCGCCCATGCTGGGAAAAATTGACGGGAACGTCCGCCCCCCTCTCGGCGCTTTCGGGATCCCTCGGAGCTTCGCACCGGCGTCCGGGAGTAGGACGGAAGTAGCACCGCCAATATGGAATCCTCGGATACCCCTTCAACGCACCGGAACCCCTTGACGACACGCACCGCACCGGAAATCCCCTTCCCCTCCCCCAAATCATCCGCGTCGGAAATCAGGGATTCCACAATCGCGCCACGGTTACGCTTGGCGAAATCCAGGGTATCGGCGTAGTAGCAGAACCCACTAAACCCGGCATCGGCACCACCACGGCGAACGTCGGCCAGGATTTGGAGCGTTTCGGGAATCGAATTTCGCCCCAGTTGCACACGCACCGCCGCCGCGAGAGGATGGATGGAATTGAATTCGGAGACTTTCATCGGGATACCTTTCAAGCTCGGGAGTCTGCCCATCGTCAGCGCCGGGAATTACGCTCCTGGCGGACCGGCGCTAGCCGGTTTCGGGCGGCGGCGATGAATCAATCCCAAACGACACGCCCGGTACGCAGGATGCGCCCATTAGAATTGTTCGCGCCATTCCACGGGGAAACGGTATTGATTCGCTCCCCGTCCCGATACGGTTCATTGGTGCGGATTTCCCGTACCACGGCATCCGGAAGGAATTGGAAATACCATGATGCGGGAAGTTTGTATCCCTTGCCGTGAAGACGTAGGGATTCAATCAAAGCCCCCGCCGCGTGTTCCGGGGTTTCGCCGTAGCCATCGAAATCGAAGTTCGGGGTAGCCAGGTGAGCGTGGAAGAATTGCATTAGCGGGATCCTCCCTTCCGGACGGGCGCACACACCGCCCGCAGGAATCGGGAAAGCCTGGCGTCCCCGGTCCCCTCCAAGAATTCGCAAGCAAGCATCGGGAGAGTCGCTTCGATTTCCTCCATCTCCGGGTGCGCTGCTTCGACCGTCAGCGCAAACGTCCCACAATTGGACGATGGCGGCTCCGGTCGGAATCGCAGGGTGACGTAGGAATCCAAGAAGAAGAAGCAAACCTCGCCGCGCTTGAGGTCGGACTCGTCAAGCGTTGCGCGCTGGGGGATTCGAACGGGGACGCCGTTGACGATGATCCGTGAACCCTTGATTTCAATATCCATCTGTGGCATTGCGAAATCCTACTTTCGGTAATGGAGTGTCTGCCCATCATCAGCATCCGGAATTACGCTCCGGACGGACCGCCCGTAGGCGGTTTCGGGCGGCGTGTGGTCAGCAGCGACCACCATCCATATCCTCACCGCATTCCCCATCGAACGCATCCTGCGCCTCCGCAGGACATTCGTAGAACGTGACCACGGGCCGTCCGGTATCGTCCGAACGCTCCACCGCGTAGATGGATTCGTTGGTGTCGCGGAGTTTCAATTCGTACAATTCCACGCTCCACCGTTCTTCCTCATGCGTGAACGTATCCATGCTCTCCACGTTCGTACCTTCATAGCACAGACAGTAGTCCGGGTAGGCCGTGCCAAACTTGATAGCCCAAATGGACGCATCGTCCGTGCCGATGTAGCAGTCTGCGTGGTTGATTCCCTGCGCCCGGAACATATCGTTGTCATCGAAGAGCAAACCCTCTTCATGTAGTTGTGCTTCTGTGTATTGCGGGTTGTCGCGGCGGATGTTCGCGTTTGCTTGCGCGGTGAAGTAACCGATACGGCGAGAGATTTCCATTGTGTTCCTACTTTCGGTTGACGGTTAGGCGTTGCGGGCGGCGCGGAGAACGTTGCTGATGATGGCCGCTCCGGCCACAAGGGCGCAGCAGCATTGCGTGGCAATCAGGACGGTGCAGAGCATTGTGGTTCCTACTTTCTTGCGTTGTGCGTGTCGCGGATTACGCCCGCGACACCATCACTATATCGCCACTATTCCGATCCTGCAATAGTCAATCTCCAAAAAATGCGAAATGCCTACAATCAAATGTAGGCATCGTTTCAATTTCCCCAGCGTCTTCGCCTCACCCCTCACGCATGACGGGCGTGACACACGCACCGGATGTTTGATCCCGTGGTCGTGCGGGAACGTCTAGCGTGTTCGTGCGGCACGTGGCGCGGCGGCGTGTCGTTTGGTGGCGGAACGTGCGCGGATCCGGGCGCGTGGGCGGGCGCGATGCCGGCCCGGGGGGAACCTGGCGGAAGCACCCCCGATATACCACTTCGCAACTTTGCGCCTAAACCTCAGGTCTTACGCCACCCGAATCCCCAGAGTACCCCGGCAATAGCCTCAGCGGTTTGCCCCACGGCATCCTCCTCGAGCTCTGTGGCAGCATGGAGGATCTCATGGACCAGGGTGTCCAGTTCGTCCTTCTCTGATTGCCCGAAGGCAACCCTGAGGACCCTGGACTCGTAGTCGCATTCCCCCCACTTGTCCCCGAGGTTCGGTACGAACCTGATCCTCCACCTCTTCCCTCGGATGCTGACTGTCTTGTCTCCCTTGGCCATGTTGGTCTCCATAGCCCAACACCGAGCAGGGTCTCCGTCTAGTCCCTATCCCTTAGATAACCTTAAGTCAACCCTCAGACTCCTTGGATCAATTCTGCCATACTTACCCAGAACTGTATCCCCATTCATCCATTATCCGTAAGTCCTTGTCTGATAAGGACTTAAGTCAGTAGACCCCCTACCCCAAACCTATCTATCCTTGTCTTACCCTAGGTTTACCCTTAGATAACCCTAAGTCTACCCTTACCTATCCTTGACTACCCTAGGTAACCCTAGCTTCTGGATACCTTGTCCCATACGGACGATCCGGTGGATGATGGTCCTGAGGATCACCGAAGGATCTCCCAAGTATCTATCACGGACAGGAGGATGGCAGCGACAACGATCCTGTCGTCATCGAAGCCAGAGCCTCGCGGAGGATTGGCACCTGGACTCTTGACCGGCCCAGGGCGGTTTGGACAGCAACCTTCGCTGCTTCCATAGGTGTCACGGGGTTGGGGTGCCTGTTTGGTCTTGGGGACAGTTCCGGGATGGGGACTGTTCCGAGATTGCCTTGTAAGGCCCTTAGGATGCCCCAGGATTCGTTTGGGGAGTCTTTGGCTACCTGTGGTGGTCTGGGAGAACCGGACGCATCCTGGGGCATCCTAGGGGTTGTTCAGATGAACACCCGGTAGGGGATGCTAGGGGCGGGGGTGAAGACCGGCAGGGCGTCCTCTTGGTCCTTGGTCAGCTCAATGCTGACCCGGAGGTTGGCGTGGTAGCGGGGGTCGCCAGGGCTGATGATGACGTTCTCCTCGTCCACCCGAGCCGGGATTGCGCCGATACGGTCTAGCGTGACCCCTGTCACGGGCTGCACGGTGACTTCGCCATCGGCATCGGTGACTTCCTGCGCCACGCCAGCGGCAATGAGTGCATCGTCAAGAGCGGACTCTGTGTTTGAGCGGAGTAGGTAGTCCATGTCAGAGGGTCGTAATTGCTTGAAGGGTTGTGTTTGCAATGTTGGTGGGCCACACCTTCACCTGCCGAATCCAGCCATACGGTCGCAGAGCTGGTGACGCATCAATGTAAAACTTCAGCGCGTTGATTCCGCTGAGTGTCCCCGCCGCTTGTGCCGGATTGCTGACGGTTCCGCCGTTTCGACAAGCAGCCGTGTTGCCTGTTCCTGGAGCAAACGCGATTGCCGTCTTGAATCGCTGCGATGCACCAGTTGGAGACACCGTAATAGAACTGACTCCATCCACAATTGCCACATCCCGACGCAAAGACACGCGATTGGAGGATGTTTGGCTTCCCAAGCCGTTTCCAAGTTCGATTCCACCGTTTGCATTTGCCAATGCGGAGTGCGTGATGTCTGCAAACAGCGTTCCAGTCTGCGTGGATGCGCTGTACCAAGACGAGAAGTTTGTCCCGTCCATATAGCAGGTATCCTCTGCCCTGCTGCCCGTGCTTGCCCCGGTCGGGATGTACGAGGATGCGCCAGTTCCTGCTTCCAGTTGTGCGCCCCAAACCTCGCAGCCGTTTGTTCCACTTGCTGGGACAGCATCTTTGTTTGAGATACCAAAACCAGTTACAGCCGCGTTGCTTGGAGTCGTTCCAATCATCACGCAGCGGTACCACCCGTTTCCAAACGCAACCGGCGTAACTGCCGACGTACTGGTAAAATTGGTAGATGTAGTAATGGTTGCGGTTGGAGTTGCCACGCTGAAATCAATGGTCATTTCCAAGTTGCCTGCAAAGGCATTTGCTGATGTCTTGGTAAATCCGAATACCGATACGCGGCGATTGCCACGGTTCTTCAGCCACACACTCCATGTATACGGCTGACTAGCAGACACAGGAAGCCCCGATTGCTCCGTGTACGCATTCCCTACTGCCGTTCCATTTGTCCACGTTAGGACATTAGATGTTGCGTCATTTGCCGGAGAGCCTGTACCTGTTTCAGAAATACTCGTTGCTGAAGTTTTGAGCCACGAAGATTGATTTAGAGCCTGACTTCTAGCAACAAGAGTAGCCGCGCTTCCCTCAATCAGCAGCCCGCGAGGAGCTAGCGTGGTTGGGTCGTAGTCGAAGCGGGGGGTATCGAATTCCTCTGTCGTGGTCGTTGGCAGATATTCGCCAGCAGAAGTACCCGGCTGAACTTGCAGTCCCCAGACATAGATGTTCGCCGCCACGTTTGGTCCGCTTACGATTGATCGCTGATCGACTCCAACGTCAATCGTGCGATTTGCCGTATCAGTCAGCGTAAATGCGGGGGTATTGAACCGCTGCCATGTTTCCGTGACAGAGCAAGTTGCGATAGCACTATTGGATCCGGTGTTCGTGTTTGCGATTCTGAACCCGACAGATGCGGTTCCAGAAACGGTACGCATCCAGATACTAGCAACATAGGGCTGACCGACAGCGTAGACACTTGCTGTAACTTGATACCTGAAACTAGTGGCAAGAAGGTTTAGTTGATCCGCAGTCTGGGTTCCGTTTGGGGCAACAGCCGCATCGGCAGTAGGCGCGATGTTCTGCCCTCCTGACCACGACCCGCAATTTTCCGACTGCTTCATGATGTTCGCATTGGCGTACTGGACGTACCCCTGCGAGTTGATGAAGGTGGCGTTGGTGCTGCGCGTGAACGTCAGGCGCGGGTCAAGGACACCCGTGGTGAAATCAAGCGAAAGCGTGGAGCCGTCGCCATTGCCAGGCAGCAATCGCTTGGCCGTATTCCTGGTGCGCTTCGGCATCCCCGTGAATGCGACGACGTTTGTCGAGGTCGATGGCGGCGTGAAGGTGTTGCTGTATGTCATGGGTGGTTCTTGCTGATCCAGTTCAATCCGGTGTCGATCTTGTTGCCGAAGCACATGGCGTAGGCTCGTTCGTGCTTCTCGAGCTCCTTGGCCATGTCCCTGTCCTTGCGTTCCCTGACCATCATGTCAACGTCCACGGCCACGGCTTTGGCCCAGTAGCCAACGGCCATGCTGAGGGCGTCGATGCGGTCGTCGTGACGGAGGCTCTGCCGGTCACGGGTGATCCTGGTGAGTTGGTAGAAGAGCATGTAGGCCAGCTGCTTCTCCGTGGGTAGACCCTTGGTTGACTCGTAGTCAGCCCGGATGACCGAGGGATGCACCACCAACCTGTGCTGATTCATCACGGGCTCGATGGTGTCGATGATGCGCCGCTCCTTCTGCGTGGAGTGCCTGACCTCTTCCACGGTGCAGGGCCAGGTATCCCGGAGGTAGGGCGTGAGCAGCTGGGTGAACATGCCGTCACCGAAGTTGCTTTCGATGAGGATCTTGTTGACCTTCTGGTCCCGGGACACCTTGGCCAACGCCTTGAGGTTGTCTGGCGTGTAGCCCCCACGCAGCCCGCCGGCAGCGGTCAGGTGCATCCACCCGTTGAGCATCTTCACCACGGCGTACCCGGTTTCGTCCTCGCCGCGTCCGGAGGGGTCGATGGCCAGGACCGACCCGGTGTAGGGGACGAACTTGTCTGAGATGCTCTGCGGGCGGTGATAGCGGTCGCCCTTGAACCCGACCGCCGGTAGGTCGTCCTCAATGGTGTCCTGCATCCCGCCCCAGGCGATCCGTTCCGGGGCCTGCTCAACATCCCCGCCGTGGACGATGAGGTCGCAGAGGCGGAGGGGGTACCTATCCGCATCGCTCAACGAGGTGTTGAGCATGAACTGGAGAGAGAACCCGCTGCGTCCGTAGGACAGGGCTCGCTCCTGGAGGTCGTCTTCGTCGAAGCGTTCCGGGTCCGTGGGCTTCCCTGCGGATGTCTTGGACCACTTGTCGGCAACCATAGGTGCCAAGCGTCCTCCGTAGGCCGACATCTCCTGCTCCGTTGGGTAGAGGGCCGGCCAGATGCGGCACTCGTACCCGCGCTCCATCAGGGTGTTGTAGATGGACTCCTCGGTCTGAGGGGTACCGAGGAATGTGACGCGACCACCCGGCTTGATGATGGCATCCACTTCCTTGATGCGCTCTCGGAGGAGCTCACGCATGGTGGCCGTGGCGGAGTTGTTGGCGACCTCGACGTCATCAAGGATCACTTCATCGGCACGACTGCCCGTCAGCTGCCCGGTGATGCCGAGT